AATATATCAGAACCATTATACTGAACTGGTACTGAATTTAAAGAAAGTGGAAATAGTCCGAAAAAATTATACTCAATTTCTACATTATAATCTCTATCAAACTTAATAATTTTAGTCATATCACTCTTATAATCTCTTGGATATCTCATTCTAAAGTAATATCCGTCTCTTGATGGATTTTCATTAGAACCACTAGCAATAAACTCCATCCAGTGCTCTATAAATTTTAAAGTGGTATAATTACTATCAACATAAAACTCTAGACCAATTTCTGTAAAGATTCTACGATGAGCAACTCTTTCGTTTACTCCCGTATAGTTATTGGTAATATCTGCGGTTGCTAGTGTGGTTCCTGGTAGTGATGCCGAAAAACAAAGTAGTCCGGCATCATTAGCAATAAATAATGGGTTAACACCTCTTATTGCAAGATGTGATAAAAGCGGACCGGGCAAACCACCAAATATGACCTGAAAGTGAGAACTCTGAGCCAGATTCGTAAATAGTGGTTTAAAGTCGGATATTCTGCGGATACTAGGCACTCTAAATACCTTTTATGAGTCTTATTAGTATAAGTATTTAGATGTCTTATAAGGGAAATTAATTACTATAAATATAAGGGAGACCTAACATAAAGATAATGTTTGTATATCAAATAGTCAATAAAATTAATAATAAAAAATATATTGGAATAACATCTAGATCATTAGAAAAAAGATTTAAAGAACATAAGAAGCATTTAAATTGTGGAATAGCGGCAGCAATTATAAAATATGGGGAGGATAATTTTTATATTGAAAAATTAGAAGAGTGTAGTAATTGGGAAGATTTATTGGAAAAAGAAAAATTATGGATTAATAAAATTAGTCCTGAATATAACAAAACATTAGGTGGGGAAGGACTATTTGGATTTAATCACTCAGAGGAAACTAAAAGCAAAATAAGTTTAAAAAATAAAGGAAAACCTGCTTCCGATCCTAAAGGTGATAAATTAAAAGAATATCGAGAATTATATGGAAATTTTTGGACTGGAAAAAACCATACAGAAGAATATAAAAAATTAAAGTCTATAGATAGATTAAATTATTATCAAACTGAAAAAGGAAAACAACAAAAGGAGCAAATATCCAAAACACTAAAAGAAAAAAATATAAAACCACCTGAATGGGCTTTGGGCAAAAACAAAAATACCAGGTGGTGGAACAATGGAACAACAAATAAAAGATCTACTGAAAGTCCAGGAGATGATTATGAATTAGGCAGAATTAAGGGTCGGTGGAAGTGGTCTAAATGAAAAATTTTTTACAAGGAAAATATAAACCGAAATTTCCAGAAAAGTATAAAGGAAATCCTTGTGAAATATATTATAGATCTAGTTGGGAATTGAAGTTTCTAAAATATTGTGATACGAATGAAAATATTTTAGAGTATGCTTCCGAAGAACTTGCAATTCCTTATCGTTCTCCCGTAGATGGCAAAGTTCATAGATATTTTCCAGATGCTTATATAAAGGTCAAAGAACCAGATGGTAGTATTAAGAAATATCTGATTGAAATTAAACCCTATAAGCAAACGATGCCACCGGCAAAACCAAAAAGGCAGACCAAAGGATACATCTATGAAGCTTATGAGTATGCCAAAAACCAATCAAAGTGGGAAGCAGCAAGAGAATACTGCAAAGATAGGGGATGGATATTCAAAGTGATCACGGAACACGAATTAGGCATTTCTAAAAAATGAACCGCATCAAACCCCTGCTTAAAAACTTATACGGAACAGAAAATGCGGAGGATTTGATGTTAGAAATACTTGATGTATTAAAACAAACAACTACTTCTCCAGAGGCAGGTAATTTTTATACTTTTGTTTATAGACCGAAGACTCCTCGTGTAAGATATGATGCACATCCTCTGGTTGCCGTTACAAATGTTTATTCTTGGGGATTTAGTGGTATTAACTTTCATTGGGGGGAACAGAGACAATATACCTTTGAAGAAGTGATTGGACCCCTACATATTGTGGATAAAAATGAAGTTGGTGATTTAAGAAGAATACCTTTCGGACAAATCAAGATAAATAACTAAAAAAGATAAATGGTAAACGGATTTAACATATCAAGAAGTTTATCACCAAATGCGGAAAGAATTGCTGGATCTGCTTCTGCCAAACTTTCTTCGTCTGCGGCACCTCTTAGATATCCACAGAAGAGTATTGGTAAAAATGACGATTACCTAGAAATAGGTGTGATTGAGTATGTTGCCAATAAATCAACATTAGGGGAAGATAATCTTAAATTAAGGTCTCAAACAGAAGCAATACAACAATCCAATCAAAAAGCAAAACAAACAATACAACTACCAATACCATCAAATATTGGAGATACAAATCAGGTCAATTGGGGCGGTGAGACTTTAAATGCTCTTGAATCTTTTGGAGTAGCAAATGTAGGAAACATTCTTGCAAGTAGCAATTTAGGAAAAGGTCTTATTGATGCTCTTAAATCTATTGGAGCAACCGCAAATAATGTTGCAATCCAAGGTGGCGGTCAAGATTTAGTCACAAATTATTTTAGTGCCGAGTTAATAAATTCATTAGGTGGAAACACATCTGCGGGAGGACTTCTATCAAGAGCAACGGGTCAAGTCTTAAATCCAAATTTAGAATTACTTTTCAGCGGTGTTAATTTAAGGTCGTTCGCATTTGATTTTGATTTTGCTCCAAGAGATGAAAAAGAATCTAATATTGTTAAAGAAATTATAAGAGTCTTTAAGCAATCTATGTCTCCAAAAAGTGGAGGAACTGATGCTGGTGCCGGTCTATTCATCAAAGCACCGAATGTTTTCCTTCTAAAATATAAAAGTGGAAATCAGGACCATCCTTATCTAAACAAATTTAAACCCTGTGCTCTCACAAGTATGGGTATGAATTATACGGGTTCAGGTTCGTATGCTACTTATGCAGATAAAACTCCGGTTCATATGAAATTATCTCTTAGTTTTACCGAACTCAATCCGATTTATAATGAAGATTATAATAGTAATGTTGGTCGTCAAGCAGTAGGTTACTAATGTCATTTTTTAGAGAACTACCCGACCTAGAGTATCAATCACCTTTTTCTGATAGTAATTCCTCACAGAATTATGTAAGGGCAAAGAATCTATTTCGTCGTGTAAAACTTCGTGATGACTTACAGAATGTTTTCACTCTGTTTAATAAGTATCAGATTCCAGAAGGTGCAAGACCCGATACTGTTGCAGAAGAAGTTTATGGTAAGGCAGATTATGATTGGGTAGTTCTATTAACTGCCGGTATTGTAAATGCAAGAGATGAATGGCCTCTTTCTGATAGAGACTTATACAGATATGCCGAAAATGTTTATGGAAATGACTTAAATGCGGTTCATCACTATGAAACTACAGAAGTCAAAGATTCTAATGGAAGATTAATCCTTCCGGCCGGTAAAATTGTTGATTCAAACTTTACCATTCCAGACCCTAATATTCCTATACAAACTTTAAATCCTGTTGTTGGTATTAGTAATTATGAATACGAAACCAGAAAGAACATAGAAAAAAGAACGATATATCTACTGAGACCTGATTATCTACAACAATATTTAAATGATATGAGAAAGATTATGTATTATGATAAATCTTCTCAATATGTTGATAAGAAACTAATCCGTACCGAAAACACAAGAATCACGATGCCATAAAAAAGGGGAGAAAAATCTCCCCTTTAGTGTATTATGAATCAGTCTTCGGCAAGTTTTGCAAAATATGAGAGTGCATCATCATCGTCATCATCCTCAACAGGGCGAGTCGGTTTCAGATTATTGAGTTCACTACGCAGATCTTCTGTCAGAGAAGGAGCAGGACCACGATAGTCATCCTCATCCTCAACTTCAGAATCAACACGAGTAGACTTTCCACCAAGAACGGATTCAAGACGCTTCTTCATTTCCTCATAGGACTTGAATTGGTCAGGAGAAACAAACTCGGCAAGAGAATACTGCTTCTTCCAGATTGCTTCCATAGCATCATCATCATTCAGAAGAGCACCCTGAGAAGCAAACTCGCTAGAATCATAGTTCCTATAACCGGCAACATTCTTTGCCTTCAGTTTGAAGTTGGCACCAGTCCAGAAGTCAAACGGATCAATAGGAGTCTCATCTTCAAACTCGGGTTGCATCGCTTCCGTGAGTTTGTCAAAGATTTTCTTGCCATACTTGAACAGAAAGACTTTACCCTCGTTTTCAGGATTGGCAGGGTCTTTCACCACATAAATGTTGCTCACATAAGTCAGTTTACGCTTCTGCTTACGTGCGACTTCTTTATTGGAATCCATACCGGAGTTCCAGAGACCAGAGTTATGCTCACACACGGGGCACTTCTGATTCAGAGTAGTGAGGCAATTGTCTATCAACCATCCAGATGAACCTTGGAATGCGTGACTATAAATCTTTACAAACGGCAAGTCTTCACCATCAGGAGCAGGCAGGAAACGAATGACGGCATAACCATTTTGCGCTTTATCTACGGTCAAAGACCAAAAACGTTCATCTACAGAATTACCAGAAGAGTTCATCTTCTCAACTTCTTTAACAAGTTTTTCAGTTAAAGAACCAAGTTTAGATTGTTTTTTTAAATTTGCGAATGACATTTAGATTTTTTGGATAAATTGGATTTTGTTTTGCAACAACTTTATTATAAAAGATCTATAAAGGGATGTCAAGCCCTCGTCCATCCTTTGTGATGATTTCTTTTACCTTTAATAACAAGATGCATAGCAGAATCTGAAAGATTATTTTGTTCGCAAAAATATTTAAGATTGTTTGCTGTATGTATTCTTCCTTCTGGATCTTTCATTATCCAAGTTTTATTATCCCTTACGACTTTTCTTTCTCTTATTTGCTCCCTTTGTTCTCGTGTAAGTTTTTTACCAAGCATTCCCTTTGGAGATACTCTTCCTTTATGAGATTCGCTCATCTTTCTTCTAGTTTCTTCAGATGCCCTTCTATTTTTAGCAGAATCAGATAGTTTTTTTCTAACTTCTGGTCTTTTTGCTGGATTATTTTCGCCAAGTTTTCCTACTCTAATTTTCTCTTTAACATCATTTCTTTTTGATGGATTATCCTCACCAAATGCACGACAATAAAACTTTTCAGAAGTTTGTCTTGCTTTGTTAGCAAAGTGGGGATTTTTATCTACTTCATAAAAGTCGTGAAGAGCACATTCTGCCTCAAGTGTCTCTTCTACACTATCAAAAGTTTCTAATATTATTTTTTGGGTTGGTTTAAAAGTTTTATCTTTATAGGAACCAAAATATTTTATATCTTGTTCCGGAAGACATTTACATTCTCTTTTTCCAATATACCCTCTCCCATATTCTTCATAGGAGTAATACACATAAAAGTGCTTTTTCATTCTTCTCTAACCGGGTGACATAAGTATTTATACAAGAAAAGGGCAACAAGTGCCCCTTCCCACCCGAAAAGTGTCACCCGATCAGGCATAAGTATTTATCATCAGTCAAGGTACTTTTTGAGCGACTCAATGGTTTTTGTCATACTGCTGAAAAGAATACTCATATCAGTCTCTGGTGGAAATCCCATCAGAGCAACGGACTTTCTCAGATTCTCTTTCATCTCAATTGCCTGAGGGTCATCAGAAAGAGAAAGTCTGGTATACATAATTCTCTGCTTTTCAAGCAGTCGTGTCATCTTATCAATATGTTCCAGCTTATCTTCACGAGGCATCATACCAAAAGTTAAAATACTATTGTATATAAACTCTTGAAGTTCGTTAATTTCTTTTAATTCATCCTGAATAATATCAGAATCAAAAAAACTACTCATTTATAATGTCCCGTAAAAGTTTTTTGTACTGGAATATGTCTGTATTTAGAAAAGGTTTGTATTTCTTAATTTTTAAACTTACGGTTTCCCATATCGGGTCCAGAAGTTTCTTGTCAAACTTATTCCCGAACAGGAATATTATATCATAAATTACCAGAGTTTCAATACAAATCTTCCCGCTCAGGAATTTTTTTAGAATGGGTGGATGCCCTTTGGAGCAGTTCAGAGCATCTTCTAATTTTACTTCCGAGAACAATTCTGTTGATTGTTCCTTGAATAAGTAACTCAAACTCTGTTGTCTTTTCATCCATTCTTGGTAGTTTCTTTCTCCAGAATTGATAATTTCGCCAATCCATAAGTTTTGAGGGTTATCTGTGGATACAAAATTTGATACTAAAAAGTCCACTACTTGTTTATCGGAGTATTTACGACTTGTTTTTTCAAACCAATACTTATCCTTTCTTTTATTGAAAGAAGTCATACTGGCACGAGTCTTAGCACCGTACTTGAAGAAATCGTATTTTGGATTTGTAAAATGAGATTTTAAGGCAAGATAATGTTGATAAGTTTCAAATGGTGACATCAGATAGGCAACTTGGCTTTAGAGGTTCTCTTCATAAAATTAAGACTAATCGCATCATACTTTAGTCTTTCTTTAAGAGGTTTAGAAACTAGTTTAGTAACCGATTCTACATCAATACCGTTGATTTCACAATAATGACAAATAGCATCAATATAATTACAGTTTTCTTCCGCAACTATTTTTTCAATTTCTAAAGCAAACTTGGAAGGAGTAAGAAACTTATCTTCTATTGCTTTTTCTAATTCTTTGTTCGTTTCCGTTTGTTCCATAGATTCTATATTAATTTCTAGAAATGTCTCTAATATATTTGCCATAATTTAAGAGTAATAATATGTAGTATAAAATAAAATAATCAATTAGTCAAGTAGACATTAGTTCAAGTTTATCATTCACAAACTTTTTAATATATTCCACAACAAGTTTCATATATTTGTTAAGGTCTCTCTCTTCATAAACAACACATTCACCATTTTCACACGCCATAATGATGACTAGTTTTTTGACTCTAATATCAGTCATCTCATAGAGTGCCATTCCATAGAACATCGCCTGAACGAAATAATTCTCAATCCAATCTCTTGGTTTTGGTTTTTTAGAAGTCTTAAAGTCTATGATGGCAAGTTCTCCATCAAACTCGGCAATACAATCAGTAGTACCGGCAACACCAAGTTGTTTACTATATAGAGCCCCTTCCAGACAGTAGATATTATTAATCCTGTTCAGTTCTGATTTAGCAATCTTAAAAAGAAAATCTGATATGGGTTGAACTGGAGGAAGGTCCCTATTATAAAGATAGTTCTCAACTAAAGTATGTAGGTCTGTTCCACGACTGGTTGCTGCTTTGGTGATACGGTCAGCTTCTTCTGTGCCGACTTTTTTTCTCCACTTAACAAAGATTTCCTTATTAAAATGACTGGTTACGGAAGTGATAGAGACCAACTTGAGCAGTTGGTCCTCATCGGGTACGGAATAATATCGGACTCCATCAATTGTTTCTCTTTCAAGTTGAGGAAGTACATTATCAAGATGATTAAACATTTAAGACCTCACTCTTCCTTTATTATAACCCATAGGTATGGATTCGTCAATATTCATAAGTTTTTCTTCAATACCATTATTAATCCAAACTCTCTTTGGACGATTTTTTGCCTTTTCTTTTAACTTTTCAATAGTTTCTGGGGAGTGCTTTTTTCCATACATAGGATTATTTTCTCCATTTACATCGTGATGATTTTCACTAATTTTTTTCTTAGTTTCATCACTAAGAACTCTACCAAGATTTATTTGACGCAATTTTTCAATAGATTCTGGACTCAGTTTTCTTCCAATTAACCAAGGTTTTGATTTACCTTTTGAGGCAACACTCATTTTTCTTTTTGTTTCATCACTATGATTCTTACCGTACATACCAACTTTTTTTTCTTTATGAAGTTGCTTAACTCTTTCGGAACATTCTTGACGATATTCTTCGGTTACTTCCCAACCAAAAATGCCGTCACCACCATCAGTTAAATTATAACCATAAGGAACTTTGGTATTATATTCTTTAATGTAATACTGCTCTAATTCATATGCTCTTCCAGCAGAGTCAACTTCTTCAATCAATTCAATAAAGAACTTATCTTCTCCATATTTTTTGATTGCTTCAGTTAAAAGAAATCCTCTTTTAGAGTGCTGATAAAATCTTTCAGTAATAGAGAATTTAGTTATTCCAACGTACTGTTTTTTATTTTCTAAATTAGTAATTAAGTAAATATTATACATTATCTAACTCATAAAAGGTTATAATTATTTATATAAATCTAAACCTCCACGAGTTAGACATATTATTATAATCCGAGTGCGTGTTGGGCGATTAAAAATTCCTTAACCAATCCTGAACGAATCACATCATCAATACCAAACTCAATTATATCAATAGACGGCATAGTTCTCAAAATTTTCATAAAATCAATTACACCATTCTTTTCATTTGTTTTAATTAAATCTGATTGAGTAGCATCTCCACAGAACATAATCTTGGAGTTTTCACCCACACGAGTAATAATAGAACATAATTCGTGGAAATTTGCGTTCTGGAACTCATCCACAATAATAATAGAATTATCAAGCGTAGTTCCTCTGAGGAATGAGGTGCTCCAGAACTTAATTGTTTCCTGTGCCTTAAGATTGCCATAAAGCATCTCAAATTCGGCATCACTTGAAAGTTGGAACATATACTTCACCATATTCTTATAAGGAATCTGGTAAATATCTGACTTGTCATCATAAGAACCGGGAAGAAATCCAATTTCTCGTGTGGCAACTAAAGAACGAACAAGGTAGATTTTTTCGTAAGGTGTTCTTTCATCCAAAACCTCACGAAGAGCATTATAAAGAGTAATGAAAGTTTTACCGGTTCCGGCACACCCATAAGCAACTAAATGTTTTTGAGCGGCATAAGAATTGAAAAGTTTCTTTTGATTTTCGGTAAGTGGATCAATATCTACTAGATATTCAGAACTTAACGGTTTTTTACGCTTTGCCTGACGAGTTGTAAGACCAACACCGATTGGTTGCTCTGCTCTTTTTCTTCTTGCCAT